ATGCTCCTCCATGCCTTTATCGACGAATCTGAGTATAGAGATAAGTACTTCATCCTTTCTGCACTTATCGTCGAGGATGACAAATTAAAGCAGCTTAATTCGGATCTCAAAGCTCTTTTGTCTGATTATTGTAGGGGGGATACCAACGTTGCACCGACTTACGAATTGCATGGGTATGATCTACTGCAACAAAAAGGTGACTGGAAAAACATCCGTATGAATATCGCAGCTTCGATCTATAAGAGGGCTCTCGGAGTTATTAATCAGCACGGGGCTGCGATCTATTTTGAGACTATTTATCGGGAAGCGCAACGTCAACGGTATCAACGTGTTTACAACCATAGAAGTATGGCTATTGGATATATTCTTGAACGGGTAAACGAATATGCCGAAGAACATGGAAACATAGCTAACGCTTACCTAGATGATCATTACACTGCTCCTGAGGGTAGAAAAGAATTTATCGAATACAGAGATAAAGGAACCTTTGGATATAAAAGTTCCAAACTGGTGAACATTAAGAAAATGGAGTTCTACGATTCGAAATCGCTTTTTGGTCTCCAAGCTTCCGATTTGTGTTGTTACATCTATCAACGGAATTTATGTGCTACAGATGCTTCTCCTAGAGCTCAGCAGCTTCAGGACAAACTATGGAGTATTTTTGCAGAGTTACGCTCAAGTGGTCAGTCTAGGATCTGGCCGTAGATGCACGAAAACCCCGCGATAGCGGGGTTTCGGCAATGTGGAGTTACGAACGATCGCAATCTCTACACTCATAATGTAACGCGCGTAGATGAGCTGAGTCAATGAGACATGGTAATTAAGTCATGGAATTTGTGAATCTAAGGACGTCTAAAATTAACGGAGATAACAGAAGATTCCTCTGTAGCAGCTGTTTCTTTGCGTTTAGGTAAAGCACTAAAACTATTTGCACGTTCTACGGGTATTTCTACGGGTTCTTCTGTCCGCCATCCTCGAGAACTTAACTGGATGAATAATGAACGATAACGCTTGGCTGATACGATCCCTAGACGATGAGCTCGCACAATGAGTGCCGCGATTGAGACAGCGTACTGAGCTTTAATTCGTGCGTAGCCTTCGAGGGTTAAATGTTCGCTGAACATACTGTGGGCGTCACCTTCTGGAATGAGAAATGCGCCTGCGAATAGATTTGCTTCAGTCTCACGCACTTTTTCTATGCCAGGACGGATCGAAGTATGCAGGACTAGATGTCCTAGTTCATGGGCACGGGTAAGCCGAACTCGCCCACCATCTTGTTTTGTGGTAGTTGCGATTAATCCGCGTCCATTGGAGCTCAGCACTGGACTCGAGGCTCCATCGATTTTGGATATATCGATAAAATCGTTAGTAATTGTACAGACTCGGTGCCCAGCTTTCTCTATGGCACGACTGACGTTGAATACCGGTCCAGAAAAGCTTATGCCTAGTTTTTCCCGAGTTTGTATTGCTGCAGTTTCAATGTCAGATAGAAGCAGAGGGCTGGTACGGTCTGTGAGGCCATCATGGGCTAAATCGATTGTTTTCACTCCTGTAGGTTCTGCTAAGAGACTTCTTTCCGCTTCATAAAAAGTTGCTGAAAATGCATCCTGTACTTTTGCTGGGATTTTGTAAGTGCGGAAGTTAAGATCACCTGACCCATAGCGCGAGGGGGAAGCTTCGAAATAGGAAGAAGGTACCTTAAAAGCAAAAATCGCTTTCTGAACTAGCGCGTCATTTTCTTTACGACCGTTCTCTGCATCCGAGAGTGATGATTGGGTACAGTTGAGGCATTGTGCAAATTCCTTCTGTGTCATGCCCATAGAATGGCGCAAGTCCCTCAGTCGCTGGCTATGAAAAATCCTCATCATTCTCGTTTTCTAATTCGTAGTCATAAATCGCATTGGGGTCGAATGAAACCTTAGGGATCATTTCAGATTGTCTAGGGTTTAGTGAAAATACAAGGTCAGCTTGGCCTCGTTGAGAATTTCTACGCAGAGATTGTCTAATAGCTCGGAGATTAAATTCATAGGAATTCTTGGAAGAGGGTTGGTCCCAGCTGATGAATGCCAAGCCGGGGGAATTTATGCCACATTCGTAGAGGGTGAGCTGTTGTTGAATCACGGGATCTGAATCAAGAAAAGGAATTGTGCTCTGAGTCAAACTCAACTTCTTCAGTTTAGCAAGCCGAATTTCCAGCCCTGTTGCTTCCTCCTGAAGGCAAACAGCTTGATTTAAAGGATGAGCCTTTTTAACCAAAATGAATCCTGCAACGGGGTTATCTTCCAGATAGTCGTAGGCTCCACTCCGGATGATGTGGGACAAAAAGGACTTCTTATTTGCTTGAAATGCTCTCAAGTTCGCCCGTCGGGCATTTTTCAGTCCCTGAGTGAGCGCAAACTGAATTGGCTCTGCTAAATAATTCATCGTGTCATAAAACTGTTCGGGAGAATGGCGCATGAAACGTACTCCAGTGTTTCAAATAGACGGAAAATATCGTTATATATAGATAATATACCATCGAATGAAACATGTGATATGGGTCATTTATCCTATTATTGTGAATCGTGCCCGCCTGCGCTCCGCCTCTGACGCCTCACGAATGGTGGACAATTCCTCGACGCGCTTCCTTTCGCTCTCCATGTGGGCTTCCATCGCGCCGGGAATAGCATCAAGTCCTTCTTCCCATAGGTGTGCGTAGATGTCTAGCGTCATTGCGGCGCTGGAGTGTCCGAGCATGAGTTGAACAGTTTTTACATCAGCACCGGCTGCGATAGCGATGGAAGCGGCAGTGTGGCGTAACTCGTAGGTGTCGAGGTCACCAATACCAGTCCAGATGCACAGGTTTTTCCAGACGACCCTCCATCGGGCGGTAGTCCAGACTTTTCCGCGTTCGTCAGGGATCAGCCAGTCATCAGGATCTTTGCCTTGAGCGTTGCGATCTAGGAGCACCAGGATTTCGCCACCGATGGGTACATCTCGGTGGTTTCGTGTTTTTGTTGAGTCTTCACGTCCTAAGTCGTCGACGTCGCGGCGGATCATGAGACGTCCGCGTACAGGGTCTAGGTCTTTGACTTTGAGTCCTTTTGCTTCTCCTGGTCGTAGACCGGTCATGATGAGGACGCGTAGGAGGAGTTTTGCTTGTTCGGTGGGTGCTTGTCTGATGAGTTCGTCGACTTCTGTGATTTTGAGGTATCGGCGTTCTGATTTCTTTTGTTTTGGTAGGTCGCCAGTTCTGATGGGGTTTTGGTGGATGACGCCTAGCTCCACTGCGAGGTCGAGGATTCCGTGGATGATGAGGCCGACTTTGCGCATGGCTGATTCGCTGAGTGCTCGCGGTGGTTGGCTGGCTGGCACGCCTTTCATTGTGGAGAGTGTGGGGATCCAGGCGTTGATTACTGAGCGTTGGATGTGCGCGCAAGGGGTTTGGCCCCATTGTGGTCGGATATGGACGTTCCAATAGCTGAGGTAGTCTCGTCTGCTTTTGTCTGAGATATTTCCTTTAGACGCTAGCCAAGGTTCCCAGAGGTCGGAGAGTGTGACATCTACTTTATCTTTGGTAATCCACGTGCCGTCAGCTTGCCCAACTTCAGCGCGGGCTGCATATAGTTCGGCTTCGTCATGGTTATGGAAGGTTTTTGTTATTTCATTTCCATTCTCAACCCAAACAGCTTGCCAGCGTTTCCCCTTACCCCATCGTGCTGATCGCACCTTTTTAATGCGTGAGGTTTTGTCTGGGTTTTTCTTCATCCAGAGATCACGGACGTATGCCATGAGGTACACTTCTTCCTTGTCAGGGCGGACTCGTCTCATTAGGGAAGAGTTCACCTGTGGTGCTCCCTTTCACGTCTTCCGCCAAGATGACCGTGGAAGGGAGTTCTTTTACTTTTTGGAATTTCCGAACAACCCCCGTTCGATAGAACTGGAGGGTGTGCATGGTTTCCTACATAAGGATGATCACTAAGAGAACAACACTTGCAATAACTAGTGTCAGTGTGAGATTGCTCGAATGAGATTCCTTTACACTTTGTGCATACGATTCTTCCCACTCCCGTCGTCTGCGGGCGGATGCTTCGGCCTTTTCTTGTTCTGTAAGCGCGACAGATTTTACGTTGTTGAATTTTTCAGATGGAGTTTTTAAGGTGCTATCTCCTATAGACCCATAGGCGGGCGGTACGGTATAGGAATGCGATTTGGCAACTAGCCCAGATTCGGTAGTTAATGCCTTATCGCCGCTAAGGAGATAGACGGAAATATCAAAGTAATCACTGTTTTTGTGTAGTTTGCCTTTAACACGAGCTGTCATGCCAGATGCGGTGATCCTGGCAATAATCGGCCAATAGGTTGAAGTTCGCTCTCGTGGAATGTACCCCACGACGTTGCCGCGGCTTCTAATGCTGATTGCATGATCGTCGTGTGGGTTATCTGGTTCGGGAACGAGCTCAAAATATTGAACTCCAGATGGCAACTCTCGAAGCGTGTCTTTATAGGCAAACTCGCCTACGGCTGCAACGGTGGGGCGTTGCGACGAAAGTAAGTCGTAATACTTCAAAATGCTCTCCTTTAAGCGGATGAAAGGCAACTCTCAGGTTGGATTCGCCCTTGTTGGTAGAGGCGTTTCCAAACATCAAGAATCCAAGGGGTAACGCCTAGTTCAGATGCTATCGCGCCTGTGTTGCTGTCGTGTAGGTTTTCCGCGATGCGGTATTCAACGGGCGAAATGAGTAAGCGTGCTGCAAATTCATCGGCACGGCGCTCATGCTTGCCAACATGACCAGGCGGATCACCGTAGTATGCGTGTCCAAGTTCATGAGCTAGGGCACATAACGTTTGAGCATCATCCATTCCGACGCGCAGACTGATCGCGTTGAGATGTGGAATCCATGCAGCCTTAGGCCCTGCCTTGTGCCATCGAACGCGGTAACCGTGAGATTCTGCGACGTCAATGAGAGCATCGATCACAGGGATCGTCACCTCTTTCATCGGCGTGGTTGTAAGTTGGTCGAGTTTAATCGAATGGGTCTTCCCCGCGTGCTAGCCGCTCTTCCACAATGTCGGGGCTGGAATCTGCGGCATATTCTTCTGGTTGGTAAGTGAATTCCGCCACGGTGCCATCATCTTCTATAGGCATGACATGCGGGGGTGACGCAGGGGGAGAGCTGTCATCGATGCTGATGTCGAGATCACCGAACCGTGGGAAGTGCTCGATAAACAGACGCGAACCATCAACCTTTTCCGCCATTGCATCCCACAGCTCTTCGACAGTCGCGCCTTTCAGTGCCATGCGTAGATCAAGACGTGCCGACGATGCTTCGTCGGGTCCAAGATGGCCGGTGGTGACCAAAGCGTCAATGGGGGAGATGTTATAAGCGCGTGCAATAGCGATCACATTATCTGCAGTGGTTTGCCCTTTTGCCGCATGACGAATGAGCGTAGTGCTGACGACTCCAGCCTTTTTTCCTGCGACTGTTGGCGTTGGCGCGCCGGGGAGGGACTTAAGCCATTCGTTGAAATCCATAACTGCATTATGCAGCTACAAGAGTGAAAAGTCAATGCAAAATGCAGTAAAGTTGACGAAATGCACTGAGGGGTGCATAATGCATTCACAGGAACAAAATGCACTTAGAGGTGCGGGGTAGCACTAGGAGGATGTATGAGCGCTCACCACTCTCGTATCGAGACAATCGACCAAATCGCAAAAAGCCTCGGCGCACAAAACAGCCGAGACGTCGCAAAACTATTCGGAATCACAACCGACCAACTAGACCAACTCCGATACGGAACCGTCGACACAAAAACAGCAATCGTCCTCGCAGCACGAGCCAACACACTCCGAGCAGCAGCAGACAAACTCGACGAAGCAGCAGCCTAACCGCGCCGGGAACAGTAGGCGTCGAAAAGCATAAGAAAAGGGGAGATCATGAGAGAAAACGTATTTAAAACACAGAAAGCGTCAGCAGCGGCAACTGCTGACGCCCTCGGAGGAACGGAACGGACAACTCCAAGCACTATCCAAGAACTTCTGCTTTCCCAAACAGTCCATATTGAAGCGCTTAGGGCTTACGTCAAATTAACCTCCGCTTTCAATCGCGGCGACTCTCCCGTTGAGATCGTAGAGCTGCTGCTCCAATACGCCAATGATCTGCGCAGTGCGTATTCCCTGCATGGCAGTAGTCACTAGTAGATCTGCGGTGGAGTAGTCGCCAGTCATGAATCTGTCGATGCCGTCTTTTACAAAATCTAAAAGTGCTGAGGAAGCCGGTAGATTGCCTAATTTCTCCTTTTCGGCCTGCATATCGCGTGACAGCTTTTGCAAAAGTTCCATGGTTTTTTCGTCCATTCGTATTCACCTCCTTTCTTGCTTGGTAGGTGAAATTTTAATCGCGGACTTCGTCGCCGTCCGCCAGCTCGAAAACCTCAAGGGGGTCGAACTGCTCCAGCAACGGACCGCCGGGGAAATCTTGGAAACTGCCTTGCTCTTGTCCGAATGGGCGCCGGTCGATTCGGTCGCGGTAGTGCGTGGCATGATTCAAACGCTCGGTGATACGGAAGTGGACGGAAACAATATCTGAGGTCGCCAGCGTGTAGCGCTGACCACCGTAAACAAGAACAACGTTGGACATATCGGCAGCATAAAGGAAAGAAAATGCAGAGTTTATTCAGGCTCCGAGTCAAAGGTACCCCGCTTGTTGAACTTCGGGTCGTCCCATTCGAAAAAGATAGGTTCACCATCGTCCATGCTGACGTCAAGGACCCTGTAACCGTACATGCGGTCACCATCGAAGAGATCCATAACTTGATGACGCTCCTTTTCCGTCAAACGCTCAGGAATCTCGGGGTCAGCAGGATCGGGAAAGACGAACTGGACGTCGTAATCAGGCTTGATCCACAGGCTCGGGAAACTGGACGTCCGAAGGTTAAGCGGTACACCGCCCTCGTTGAGGGTATTCACAGCGTAGGAGATCCAAGGGAAAGACCAGTACGGCATCTCGTATTCGTAACCATTGATATTCAGCGTGAAAGTTTTATCGCTCATACGAAAAGAGTAATCCGCAGGATCAAACACGACAGCAGATTCCACCGAAAAATGAAGCATCTTCCTGAAAGGGGGAAGCAAGATGGAATTAAAACCATTTAATTTCCGTGGACACAATGTACGAGTCTTAGTTGCAGAGAACGGGGAGCCGCTGTGGGTAGGACGAGATGTATGTGCAGTTTTAGAGATCAAAAACTCTAGAGATGCACTATCTCGTATCGATCCAGAGGGGGTCGGCATTGCCGACACCCTTACGCCAGGAGGTATACAAAAACTCAAAGTCGTAAATGAATCAGGATTATACGAACTCCTTTTCCAGTCTCGCGTCCCTCAAGCAAAAGAATTCCGCCGGTGGGTAACCGGAGAAGTCCTGCCAGAAATCCGTCGACACGGCATGTACGCAACAACGGCAACGGTAGAGCAAATGCTCGCTGATCCAACAACAGCAATCAAACTTCTGGAACAGATTAAGCAAGAGCGCGACCAGCGCCGGGCGCTCGAGGTGCAAGCTGCGATTGATAAACCAAAGGTCATGTTCGCTGATGCTGTCGCGGAAGCTAACACTGACATCTTGGTACGTGACTTAGCGAAGATCTTGCGCGGCAATGGTATTGAGGTCGGCGGAAATCGTCTTTTCGCGTGGCTTCGAAAGCACAAATACCTCATGGACGGGCCAAGCCACATTAAGCACACACCAACACAAAAAGCGATGGAACTAGGGCTGTTCAAAATCAAAGAAACCGTCGTGACCAGATCCGACGGAAGATCATCGATCACCGTAACACCGAAGGTTACGGGAAAAGGGCAACGGTACTTCGTCGAAAGATTCCTTGATGGGAGATTCGACATCGACGATATCAAGACAAATAAAAACCGACCTGTTGCAGCAGGTCGGAAATGACACTCAAGGAAAAGCATCTATGGGAAACATTACCACCATCGACCGATGGCTGTCGCCATCGCAAGCTGCGGAAATCATTCCATATTCCGCATGGCAAATCCGGAAGTTCTGTCGACAGGGGATCCTGCCGCACTCCAAACGACCTGGATCAAAGCAGAACCGCATCATGATCAAGCACTCAGACCTCGTCAATTTCATCCAGCAAGGAGCAGCAGCATGACAATGCGCACTTACAAAAACCCATACCCCGACAGCGAAGATGCCGTCGAAATCCGCTTCGACCATTGCCGTGAAGATATTGCAAAAGCAGCAAAAGAGCACTGGCGAGAAATGACAGAAGCAGAACTCGATGACCTTCAAGAAGAAATCATGCGTGCGCTTGCCGTCAGCGAGTGGCAAAACATCTGGCTTACAAGTGCCGCATTCATCACAGTTCTTGCCTACCATTCCCACGATTAGAGGAAGAAGAAATGATTCTTTTAGTGCTCATAAACATAGTCTTTTCAATGCTCCTGCTTTTCAACCTGACTGATGCAAATCGAAAGATTGAGGACGCGACGAAGCGCCTAGACATGCTCAATGAAGATGTCGACGTGCAGAGCGTGAAAATCCTTGATCTCTATGGGATCGCACAGATTCCACCAATGCCAGATGAAGAGGCAGCGTCTCGAATCTTCACAGGGGTGCGGAGATGAACCGGACAGCTTTAGAAGAACTGCACCAGGCTCTCATATCGGAGGCAGAAGCAATGCGCACTGGTGAGTATTTCCTAGGCGCCGGCATCGTAGATGCGTATGCACATCAGCTACGGGAGGCGATCGACTCTCATGGCGAATAACGAAGGAATGTGCAAGCACTGTGGAGCAGCCGTGCTCTTCGTTAAAGACGACCGATGGCACGTTTTTGATGCAAAGCCGTCGGAAGAAGGCGAATGGAGAATCCGGTCACGATGGGCGGCCAATGTCGCGGCAGAAAAAACGACAGTGACGCGCTTAGCGGAGTCGAAATTGCGCCGAGCACGCCTCATGGGAGAGCCGCTTTTCCGCCCGCACTTCCAAACATGCCCTGCGAACCCCCGCGCAAAAATTCTGCAGGAGAAGCGGAGACATGGATGATGCATCAATCGCAGATGAATGGTGGGAGAACCTACCAGACCGAAGAAAAATACAAATCCATCACTGGATCGTCTCGCCTAGGCAAATCACCATCCAGGAACTACCCGGTCAGATTGCGCTAATAAAAGGAACAGAACAATGACTAAAACACAGCTAGTGTGCGACAAAACCCAATTGAACTGGGGGCTGAAAGCGGCAAAAGCAGTTGCTGGGAAGAGCCCATATGACGTTGTTCAGATGAGAGTCTCACCAGACCGCGATTATCTGTATATCTGCGCAGTTAATGCCAAAGCAACGCTGGTCGCCAAAGTGGAGCTTCTCGTCGCGAATATCAGTAGTGAAGAAGATGAGATCATCACGATAGATAAGGCAAAAATCCCAGCATTGATCCTCGCGACTGCTGAGACCGGGAAGAAATCGGAAGACTCGCGGCCTATGGCAGGGATCTGCATTCGGGGAAAAGAAGTTGATTTCACCGACGAAAATGGGGCTGGGCGCGGAGTTGATCTTACGACGATTCACCGGAACGATTCTGCAGAAATCGGAGATCCTGTCCGCACAATCATTAGAGTCAAACAACAGCTTGCTGAAACATCGCCTTGCGATGTGACGCCATCGCCAGCTCAGATAACAGAACTAGCTCGGGCAACTCGATACCTAGGAGGCAATCCCACGCTGAGCATGCGCTCGTATATGCACGAGGGCACTGAATCGCATCGACTTGTAGCTGAGGCGACATTCTGGACCTTGTCAGTACTCAACGTCCCAGAAGTATTGCTCGAAAACAAAAAAGATACAGCCAATATCGTCGACGCAGCACCAATCGAAGGGATCTCATGAAACATATTGACGCAGCGATCTGTCGCCGAAAGACAGAAGGCAAAACCGCGGAGCCTAACTACTGGGATTCCCAAGGCCCGCGAGAATCAACTGTAGCAATGCTGGAGCGTCACAAAATAGCTAGAAAAAAGTGCATGACCTGCACACTTCTGGCCGAGTGTGAGAAGATGCTTTCCGATTTTGAAAAAGAAGAACTCAGAGTCGACGGAGTTGTAGCAGGGAGATACTGCGATGTCTCACACAGAAACGGCCCGAGTATCGATGTCTTGCGACATTGCAAGCACTGCAATGTCCGATTGATACCGCAGGGTGGCCCACGGGGAAAAGAACCCAGCGGGGCTCGAAAACACCGGGGAGAAGGGCTCTGTGCGGTTTGCTATCCCCTCTTCTCAAGAAAACAACGCTAAACACAATGACTAGCAAAGGAAATAGACCATGGCATGGAGCAGAGTCGGCGACAACATCGCCACACATCCGCTCATGTCGCGTTTGCTTACGTCCTGCGAGTTTAACCATGCCCTCAAGAATGAAGCTTTTGGAGCGCTGGTTCAGCTCACAACCGTATCTGCTGCCCACCTAACTGACTACATAGTCGAGTACGGACTTATGGCACAGGTCGCTCCTGGTCGTGAGAAACAACTGATTGATGTCCTTGTGGACGCTGGGATGTTGTTCCGTGACGAGGAAGACGGTCGCAAAGTCTTGCGCATCGTTGATGATAACGAGTTGCTGCACAACCGTTCGCGTGATGAAGTCGAGATCGATCGCAGGCGCTCTGCTGATAAGCGCAACCCTGAGCTTATTCCGGCTGTGCGTTACCGCGATGGAGACCAATGTCGCTGGTGCGGTCGCACCGTCGACTGGCGTGATCGTAAAGGTGGTCGTGCGGCCACGATCGACTCGCTCAACGAGCATCGCAATTCGACGGTGGACACGCTCGTCGTGGCGTGCAAGACGTGCAACTCTAAGCGTGGAGCCGGCGAAGAACTCCGACTCATGCCTATCCCTACACGAGAGAAGGTGTACTACACAGACCACACAATTGACTGGATTAATCGTTCCGAGTGGGCTCAGCATGAGGGCATTCATCTTGAGCCACGCCAAACACGCCTGGACATCGGACAGCAGATCACAACACCGGCAGCGCCGTCGGAGCAGCAGCAGGTGGGTCAAGCAGCAGCGCCCTTGGAGGCAGCAGCGCGGGCCCATCGAGCAGCGCCTGATGTTGAAGCGCCATTCGTTAGTGATCCGCTTGATGAGGCTCCAGACTGGGTCCAACAGTCTCTTGTCAACGATCACGGTCAGGCAGCAGCGCCTTCAATGGCAGCAGCGCCGCGTGAACATGATCATGCACCGGCAGCGCCGTCGGAGCAGCAGCAGGTGGGTCAAGCAGCAGCGCCCTTGGAGGCAGCAGCGCGGGCCCATCGAGCAGCGCCTGGCGTTGAAGCGCCACCGCATAACCACGTTGATAACGAAACGGTAAAACCTAGCACGGATCTAGAACAAATCACAGATCGGTGGGGTGACGGATCTAGATCTCTCGGGACGGGACGGGACGGGAATGGACAGGCAGGGACGGTAGCTAATCGACGTCGGAGACGTAGGGGTCGCCGTGGAGGTGGAAGGAATAAAGCTCATGGATAGTTGGAAGTTACATTCTTTAGGGAAAGCTCTGTATGAGTTGGAGAAGTTAGGCCCTTTGCTTGATGATCTTTTACTCCCTTCTCAGTGCGGTTATTCTGAAGGAAGGGGAGGTTCTGGGCAAGGGTCGCGCCCTCCATTGAGGATTCCAATTCTGGATGTGAAGTGGGAGACGGAGCGTCTACTGACTCATTGGGCATGGGGCTGCGCGGTGAAGCTGCATGTGGTCCCGCCTTGTTCGAGATCCGTGCATAGAGTCGCGGCATGGCTTCAGTGCCACTTGATTGATATCGGAGATCTTGATGAAGCTGATGTTATTGCGGAGCAGGTGATCAGCCAGTCGGAGCTGCTAAGTGAGATGTTTTCTTCCGATGATGATGGAGCAATCACATCGCCTAAGCAGGGGACATGTAGAGAGGTCGCCGCGATCTGCAAAGGGCTCGGCTACAGAACATCAAAGACCACGATTCACCGGTGGGCACACGAGGGGGCGATAGCCTCACAAACAATGGAAGATGGCCGTGTCATAGTGGACCTACAAGAGGTGCTAGACAAGCTGACTACCTGCAATAATGCAATGTAGTTACCGTGTGGGACACCCAATATAGTAAGCTAACGCTCGAATCTTCTGGGTCCAGATCACAAGCATGTGACTGGGCCTTTTGTCATGCTCAGGAGGTGACATGGCGAGAGCAGGATCAATTTGTTGCGAAGCTGGGTGCCCAGAGCAAGCGACATACCGAGGAAGATGCGCTCGGCATGCTCGTGATCGCGAGACACACGAGCGAAAAACAGTCGCGACGAAGATCGACGGACAGCGAACAGCAGCGATCAGACGTGAAGCCGTTGCTAGATGGCGGGAAATCTATGGAGACTGGTGCCCAGGGTATAAGTGCTACGGACATAAAGCCCATGATTTGACCGCGCAGCATACACAGGCTCTAGCGCTCGGAGGCGGCTCGGAGCAGCATCTGACGGTGCTGTGCCGGCGGTGTAACTCCCGCCACGCAGCGGACGTGAGGTGGGCGATGGCATCCACGTACGGCAGACCCCGGGGGAGGGGCCCTCGACGGCTTTGAACCCCAGCCGTGGGTGAGGTCTCTCAGAGGTTCGAAGGGTTCAAAAAGTTTCCTGACCAGCTGTTTTTTTGAACCCGACATGTTAAAAATATGCCCAAAGGGGGCGAGGAAGGAGACGAAAATAATGCCACGAGGCGGAGCAAGAACAAGATCTGGTCCAGCACCAGACCCAGCATCTGGACGGTCGGATCGTCGAAAACTCGACGAAAAGCTCCGACCATTGCCAGCAAGCGGATTCAACGGGAAACTGCCAGAATGGCCACTACCAAAAGGAACCCCGCGAGAGCGCTCATTGTGGAAGAAAATCTGGAAATATCCACAAGCCGCAGCCTGGATCAATGAGCCATGGCGATGGCTCACAATCGGACACTACGTCAGATGGGTAGTGAAATCAGAAGCCGCAGACGCATCACCATCGACTATGACACAGGTCCTACGCCTTGCAGACTCGATTGGGCTTTCTCCTGCAGGCCTTCGTGAAAATGGCTGGGTGATCTCCACATCCGAGATGGAAGGAGACGCGGCGCCGACAAACACCCCGCCACAGTCTCCACAGCCTATCCGTCGGCTCCGCGCAGTAAATGGAGACGCAGGATAACTGGATAATCGACTTCCCGACACTCGGAGATCTCTGGGACGCATGGGTGCAAGCACATTGCCTCGTCCCAGATGGCTACCGACGTGGCCAGCCATTCATATGGAGCGACTGGCAATTCTGGTGCGCCGCGCAATTTGGGAGAATTCGCGCCGGGCTGAAATGGAGTGGCGAACCGCTAGGTAACCAAGCATTTCAATATCGTCGTATGCAGGTGATTGCACCGCAGAAGACTGGTAAAGGTCCGTGGGCTGGTTCTATGACGCTAGTGCAGGCTGTGGGGCCAGCAGAATTTGATGGGTGGGCAGAAGAAGGGGATGTTTATCGGTGTGCTGACTGGGGCTGTGATTGCGGTTTCGAGTTTCCTTACCAGAAGGGAGAACCGAAAGGTCGTCCGCACCCATCGCCACTGATTCAGCTCACGGCGACTTCGGAAGATCAAGTCGATAACACGATGCGCCCATTGAAGTCGATGGTCAAGATGGGGCCGTTGCGGCATCTTCTCGCTACCAGAGGTGAATTTATTCGCATTCTCGGAGGGCTTGGAGGTGATGATGCTGATCGAATTGATGCTGTGACGGCTTCTGCTGACTCCAGGGTCGGTAACCCAGTCAGTTTCGTGCTTCAAGACGAGACTGGTTTGTGGAATAAGCGAAATAAAATGGAAAAGGTTGCTGACGCACAGCGTCGTGGTCTTGCAGGTATGGCTGGACGTTCGATCGAAACCACAAACGCTTATGACTCTTCAGAGCGTTCTGTAGCGCAGACGACTTTTGAGTCGACAGCACAAGACGTGTTTTGCTTCTACATTCCGCCGCCTAAAGGGCTGCTATGGAAGCGTCCTAAAGATCGCCGCAGGATTCTAGAGGCGGTTTATAGGGGTTCTCCATGGGTCAATATTGACTCCGTGCTAGCGGAAGCAAATGAGATTTCAGAGCGCGATCCAGAGCAAGCAGAGCGTTTTTTCGGGAATCGGATTACGTATTCATCGGGCACGTGGCTGCCGACGAACCTGTGGGAGGACTGCTTTGCATTGGATAGAGAACCCGCCTGATGGTGAATCAATCTGCGTTGGTTTCGACGGCTCTGAAAACAACGATTTCACAGCTTTACGGGCTGAAACACGTAGTGGATTCATTTTCACACCGAGGTATGGGCCGGATCGTAGGCCTACTATCTGGAATCCTGCAGAGTGGGGTGGGAAAACTCCGCGATCGGAGGTCATGGCCGCAGTCGATGAGATCAGAACTAGGTATCAGATTCAGCGGTTTTATGCGGATCCGCAGGATTGGCGCTCTGAAATTGGTGAGTGGGCACTCCAGATTGGACAAGAACGCGTTTTTGAATGGCCGACGAACGCAATCAAGCGTATGTATGCGGCGATCTCTCGGTTTGAAATCGATTTAGCCAATGGGCGGATCACCCATGATGGATGCCCGCTGACAGCGCTTGCAATGGCAAATGCAAAGAAAGTCGCAAAGCCTGGGCAACAGTATGTTCTGGGGAAGCCCTCAGAGCATCAAAAAATAGATGCGGCAATGGCCACCATCCTCGCGCATGAGGCAGCTATGGATGCGCATGCGAAGCAATGGGAATCAGAAAGATCTCGTGTTGTCGTCTTAGGAAGGAGGCGGAGATGATGGAGCTAACGAAATCGGAAGAAGAGCTCGTCAAGAAGCTGTTTATGAAGATTCAAAAGCAGCGGAATCAGGACAAAATCAATGAGCGCTATTACCGAGGAATGCAACAGATCGGCAACCTGGGCATTTCCGTTCCCCCTGATGTACAGCCTTTCGCTTTTCCGCTCAATTGGTGCAGGACTTACATTGATGTGCTTGAAGAGCGGCAAGACGTCAGACTGTTGATCCGATCTGGTGAGATCACCGAAGACAAGGAATTACGCCTCGATTGGGAAGCCAATGATCTTGATGTGCAAAGCCATCTGGTGCACAAGGATTTAACGATTTATGGTCGTGCATTCGTCTCCGTTGCTGCTGATCCAGATGGCAGTCGCCCGCGCATTCGAGCGGAGTCACCACGAGATATGGCGGCAATCGTGGATCCGCTGACAAGGTCAATGACAGCAGCGCTGCGAATTTACAGGGATTCTGTAGGCATCGCAGAGCATATGACGCTGTATTTGCCGGATTCCACAGTGATCATGGGCAAAGAAATGGGGATGTGGAAAGCAAAGACACGGATCGAACACAACCTTGGGCGTGTACCAATCGTCATGATGATCAACAGACAACAGTCAGGATCATTCGAAGGGGAAACTCAACTCTCGGATCTCAAGCCCATCGTTGATATGGCTGGGAGAGTCATGCTTCAGCTCCAGCTCGCTATGGAGACAGTGGCAACACCACAGAAAATTGCTCTCGGTGTCAGCGAGGAAGACTTTGTCGATGAAAACGGTGAACAACTCGACCCCTGGGACACATACCTAGGGGCTGTTTGGGCGCTCTCTAAGAAAGATGCCAAGGTGGAACAGCTTGCAGGTGCAAGCCTGACAGGTTTCCATGACACCATCAAAATGCTTGCCGAGCAAGCATCAACAATCACAGGACTTCCCGTTCGGATGATGGGGCAAAACACTGCCAATCCGGCCGCTGAAGGCGCGATCAGAGCTGATGAATCACGCCTTGTAAAGCAGGTAGAAAGAATCAATTCGGTTGCCGGCGCAGGCTGGGCGTGGGCACTTGGAATCGCCGAGCGCATTCGCACTAGGGAATGGTCTGCAGACGGGAAAATTCAGATTCTCTGGCGCAATCCAGGTACACCGACCGAAGCTCAGCAAGCAGATGCAATGCAGAAGCTAACCGGTGGACGTCCCACCTTGTCCGTTCGAGGAGCGATGAATGAGATGGGTTGGCCTCAAGCACGGATTGACCGTGAAATCGAATGGCTCAGTCAAGAAGAAGCAGGAACGCTTCTGCAGAAACTGGAACGTGACGCAGAAACGTGACAGGAAGAGGTGGTAAATGCACGACGACCAGTTCAGCCGCTTACCACCAGAACTACGCGCCGCCGCTGGAACCAGATCTGAGATCATTGGAGAGACCGTCAAATGGGTAGCTGCCGCATGGAACAGAAACAGACCAATGGATCCATCAGCTTGGTTCGAGATCTACGCCGAAGAATTCACCAAGAGAGTCACAGAAGCACAGCTCGAAGCAGCAAGTATCGCTATCGGATCTGTCGACACAGCACTAGCACTCCAAGGCTATGACGGCACCCCGCTAGGACACGCCTCACCAGAAGCCTTCACCGGAATCACCGGCTCTGGGCAGCCAATCATGGGCCTTGCCTATGCACAAGGATTGCGCATTACAGAGGCAATCGACAACGGAGCAACCGAAGTTGAAAGAGCAAAGCTGTGGAAATACAGCGGGCAAGTCCTCCAAATGGCAACGCAAACGGCAATCTCAGACGCATCGAGAATCGCTAAACTCACCAACCTCATCGCCCGCCCACGAACTACGTGGGTGAGAATCGTCCGCCCACCGTGCTGCGCTCGCTGCGCAATCCTTGCAGGAAAACGCGGCGGAGCAGGACTTGGATTCCAACGACACCCAGGCTGTGACTGCGACGCAATCCCCGTATCCGAAGAAACATCGGACATGCACAAGCTGTGGATATTTGATGTGGATAAATATTTCGCACAACTATCCGAAAAAGACCAAAACAAAATCTTCACCATCGCAGGCGCCCAAGCAATCCGAGACGGAGCAGACCCATCGCAGGTCATCAATGCACGCCGGGGAATGAAGGTTGCTGCAGATCGTTTTGGCACTCGCACGGTTATGACATCTGAGGGGACGACGAAACGCGGTTGGGCTTCGATGTATCTGCGTCAGCAGTATGACTCGAAGATGTCGAAGCGGGGGCGGTACATGCGTACTAGCCGGCAGCGATTGATGCCGGAAGAAATCTACAAGATTGCAGGTGGTGACCGCGACATAGCTGTGTCATTGCTGCATAAAAACGGATTCTTGCTGGATGCATCGCCCACATTGGATTCTAAACTCAACTTTTTTACGCGGGACAAAGCCGTAAAAGAAGCTACAGAGCGAGCTCGTGTGAAGCTGAAAGCGCGACATGAAAAAGAGCTAAAGCGTGTAACGGTCGAGGCAGGTAGCGGTGATCCGCCTAGTGATCCGCCACGATGGTCGAAAAATGGCGGTGGTGATGATGAGATTCGGCGTCGGTATTTCGAGGATTTGCGTACAGCGGATAAGCGCGTGCCCATTGAACACATCGTGACTGGGAAAGTGCGTAAGAATGTTATTCAGGGTGCTCATGAGTACGCTAGCCGAGCATGGGTTGCTGAGGAAGTAAAAAACGGAGTTAAATTACCATCTGAGGGGAAAACATTCTTTCCATTGCTCAAAGGTCGTACTGAGGCTTTTCGTCGATGGTTGGGGGATGAAAAACAGGGAATCATCCGAGACGTATTACTAGATCCAGAAGAAATATATATAGATAAATGGGGGACATATCAGTTGGAAAAAGAGGTGTTAACCCCAGACAATCATCGCATTGTATTAAAAGTGGTTACCGGTAAAACACGCAGCAATGACACGAGGTCCTTTAAAATAAACTCTGCCTTTCCGCTTCGTGGCGGAGACGGAGTCACCGAAGTGCTTGACAATGGTAAAATCATTACTCGATACAGGAAGGAGGAATGATGATAGACAATATTTACAATCGAATTGAGCGAGCAACAGGCGGAAAAGTTTTTTATGGGATAGGTGTGGAGCCAACTAACCAAGACAACATATCCATTGATGCAGGCTATGTTGAAGCGCTATTGGAATACGGCTACTTGGATGTTTCGCTTAAAAAAGAATTCTTGGAATTATGGCTCACTGACGAAGAGTACGACGACCTAGACGCACTCGACTACGTTCAGGATCTGACGTATAAAATGCTGTTGCAGTACGCGGACATGGAGCCTCGTGTAGATATATCCCCATTCCTCCATAAAGCCGCATAACTACATCAACTATCTCACCCATTACCGCAATCGGTAATGGGTTTTTCTATACCCAAAATCGGAAGGATTGTAAGCAATGCACAAGAAACGAGCCCCATGGATCCGAGCGATCGTCACCGATTCTGAGAGCGCTCATAGCGGATCTAGTGCGGGAGTAGATGGCCAAAGCAGCCCTAAAATTACTCCGCAAGACGGGAAAGACGAAGGAGATAAGGCTGCCGAAGATTCTGACGGTGATGAAGATCCAGAAGCCCGTGGATCAAAGACGATGGTGCTTAAGGACCTTGCTCGTGAGCGCGATAAGCGCCAAGAAGCAGAGCAGCAACGCGACGAATTTAAAGCGAAGCTCGATGAGATCGAACGGTCAAAAATGAGCGATCTCGAAAAAGCAGTAGCAGATCGTGATCAGGCATTAGCAAGAATTGCGGAGCTGGAAAAGCACATCGCTGACGGAGAAGCTGCATCAAAGAGACGTGAAGCCGTTTCACAAGCATTGTCCACAACGAAACTACCCGCCGAGATGGCGGACAGGCTGCGGGGAGAAACCGCAGAAGAAATCATGGAAGACGCAAAAGCGCTTGCAAAGACAATCGGCTTCGACCGCTCTGTCTTTGATCCTTCACAAGGTCAAAACGCAGCTGGAAAGTCGCAAGCGAACTCACTCTCAAGCGCTTTGCGCGCCCACTTTAACGTCTAAAGGAGGAAGAAATGGCGATCACCCTAGAGCAAGCAAAGCTCAATACCCTAGAAGATTATGAGCCAACCGTCATCGATGAATTCCGCAAAGAATCGGTAATTTTAGACAACCTGGCATTCGACACAGCAGTGAATCCAGCTGGAGGAGGTGCAACCCTTTCGTACGGTTACCGCCGCCTAGCTACGCAGCGTGATGCAGCATTCCGCGAAATCGGCGCGGAGTACACCGATAAGGAAGTCACCACCAAGAAAATCAGCGTCGAGCTGAAGCCCCTGGGTGGATCCTTTAAGGTCGACCGTGTGCTCGCGCACCTCGGGCCAGCCGCATCGGATGAAATCGCGTTGCAGATGTCGCAGCTGATCAAAGCGACCAATACTAAATTCTGTGATGCTGTCATCAACGGAGACACAGCAAAGGACGCAAACGGTTTTGATGGCCTTGATAAGGCGCTGAAAGATTCTTCTACTGAATTGAACAAGGAAGAAGAAGGAACCGAGCGCGATTGGTCTAAGTTCACATCCGCGGATGAAGCGATGTCGGTGCTCGATGATCTCGACGAACTTTTGGATGCACTTGATGGTCCGCCAACCATGCTCTTCGGCAACAAACGCGCCTTGGCGAAGATTCGCGCAGCAGCGCGCCGAGCAAACATGTACTCGCGAGAGCCAGTGGAAGGACTGCTGGGGTCTAATGGTCATCAGATTATGCGCGAGCAGATCGGAAATGTGATCATCGTTGATCCTGGCACAAAAGCTGGCACCAATGACCCAATCATTCCTGTGACTCTGGGAAAGACGAGCCTCTATGCAGTGCGCTTTGGCCTTGACGGCTTCCATGGTGTCACCACCACAGATGGACGCATGATCAAGACATGGCTCCCAGACTTCTCTACAGCTGGTGCCGTCAAGCGCGGCGAAGTCGAGCTTGGTCCTATCGCAGTTGCACTGAAGTCGACCAAGGCTGCTGCCGTGATGCGCAACATCAAGCTAGCTGATAACTAGGAGATGACATGGCAATCGTAAAAACACCAGTACACGGATACACAGGACCTGTTGGCGATGATTATTTCGTCGACGGAGTCTGCAAAGTCCCAGACCACAAACTTGCGTACTACAAGCGCCATGGGTACATCATCGAGGCTGAAGAACTCTCTGGGCAGGAAGGGACTGAAGCCGAAGCATTAGGAATACCAGGTGCAAAAGCAAAGAAAGCTGAGCTTGTTGCCTATGCCACCAAGCTAGGTATTAATACCGACGGACTAGATGTTGCAGGTCTTCGCGAAGCAATTGAGACCCACACAGAACACTAGGAGGTAGCACATGGCGATCTTCCTAAAAATACCGATTGTGGAAATCTGGCCTGACCTAGACGGTTCTCGCGAATCCTACGCTGAGAGGCTCGTCGGGCGTGCTGAGGCGATCATCATGTAGCGGTTCCCCACACTGGAGAAAAGAACCCGCGATGGGGCAATTTCAATCAGCGTGGTCGCAGGCGTAGTCGAAGATATGGTCACCAGAGCACTCGACAAAACCGCTCGCGGGGGCATGGACAAGCTAGCCTATCCAGATGTCCAAATGGAATGGTCAGCCGACGGAGGTCTAGGGTCTGGAAACCTTCTGTGGCTCACAACAGATGAAATAGTTCTGTTGTCGCCTCCGCAGCCGGGCGGAGCTTTCAGTATCAGAAAGACCCCTATGCCGACCTTCTCAGAGGGGAGCAATCGGTGGCGAGTGCAACTGTTCTTTTTCAACCAAAGTTCATTCTCCGAAAAGTGATAGAAGGTCGTGAAGACCCCATCACTGGAGAACCTGGCAGACCTACCATTACTGAAATTGCTGGACGTGGGCTAGTCCAAGAACCACTATGGTCAAGCGAAAAAGAAGTGGGGCCAACATCTGTGAAGGATGAGCGCCTCATCCTCTTTTGCCCAACGCATACTCCGATCAACGATATTGAGATATGTGCTGCCGACGAATTTGTTGATGATCGCGGAAGAGTCTGGCAGTGCATCACTGATGGGCATGAGCGTGGGATCCCGGGTAAAAAACCTGAGTACATTGCAACAAGGGTTCGCCGGGCCAAGGGGAAGAGATGAAAGCACGGCTAACGATCTTCAAATCCCAGATCCCACAACAAGTCAGATTGCAATCTAGGTCAGGCAGAAGGAAAATCGCCCGCCAAATCGCAGACGCCGCCCGCGCTGATGCACCTTATCGCACCGGTGCTTATGCAACTGGGATTGAAGTCAAAGAATCCGGAACCCAAATCATGGTCGTTGACACTGACGAAACCGCAATCCACAAGGAGTATGGAACGAGCAAAACACCTGCTCATGCATCACTTACCAATGCGGCGATGGGTTACGGCAAGTACTCAGGAATGCGACCAAGGAAAGGCAGACGATGAGAGCACCAATGCCCTACGCGCCGGGTGAGATCCGAAAGTTTTTGCTCCAGTCTGAAGCTTTTACTGAGCTTTTGCACGGTGGGAAGGTAACGACACGTGAGGTGCCGGATCCTCTGGTGAAACCGCATGTGACAGTCGCCGCTGTTGGTCATGTTGGTGATGATCCGATGCTGCGCCGGTTGATGATTCAAGTCACCCCGTGGGCGCCTGGCCGTGATGTTTCCGGTCTTGATGAGGATCCAGATGTCACAGCATGGAACCTTGCCGCGACGGCAGGGGAGCTGCTGGGAAGAGCGAAGAACATCATCATCGATGATCTGCATGCGTGGTCTGCGACGTGGGTTGACGGCCCAATTCAGCTTTACGACACGAGTCGTGGAGCAGACAAAGTTTTGTATTACGCGCCTGTGCGGTTTCAGATCCATCTGAGACGCCGGGCGCATATTATTTAGGAGGAGAAAATGTCCAATTACGCAAATCCGGAGAATGCCTATGTGTGGCTTGACGGTGATGCATTCCGAGGAGCCGCTGGCGCAGAGATGCCTAACGATCTTTTCGCTGAATCGCTTGAGGGATTTCTGCCATATGGCGGTGTCGAAGCTGGTTTTGAGCTGACCTCGGAGCAGTCAGTTAATAAGCTGCAGGTGTTTAATTACCGCAAGGCTGCCTACAAGGTTGCTCGTGACCCACTAACCGAGGGTTGTAAGTTCCGGGCAGTCGATAACTCGGAGGCAACTGTTCTCACGCGTGCCCAAGGTGGAAAGATTAAAAAGGTTGGTGAGCACTACGCCATCGAAAAGGGCATTGGTGAGGAATTCTCCTTGCTGATCCGCCTCGATGATGGTGAAGATCAAATGGCTATTTGGTGTGAGCGATGCACCCTTTCTGGCCCTGCGACTCGTGCTGCGATCGATGGCAAGAGCCTTGATGGCTATGAATTCTCCGTGGAATTCCTCGTACCAGCAGTTGAAATTCTTCCTGGGCTTCCCGACGGAATGAACGTCGATGGCGAAAGCAGTCAGGATGAAGAAGACGGGGCCGGTGAGAAAACCGTGACCCTTCCCTCTGGGGCTTCTGGGGGCACCTTCACCCTTTCTATCGATGACCAGAAATCCGCTGATATTGCGCAGAATTCCAACGGCACTGCCGTCCAGCTGATTCTGCGCAAGGTCAAGGGCGGGGAGAAAGCCTCTGTCACTGGCCGCGCAGGAGGCCCCTACACCGTGAAGGGTGTGACCGGTGCACTGACCGCAGATGGCAGCAACCTCACCGGCTCCAGCTCGCAAGAGGTCACCGTCGCATAATCAGCGCCGGCAATTGAGGAAAAGCGGATCGCCTCTTCTTTTTGAAGAAAAGGATCCGCCCTTTTTTATTCCACCACCCACCAAAGAAGGGAAAACCCATGTCTGAAAAAATCGATATTTTTGAAAAAGCCTGCTCTATTGACGCAGGAGAACCACAAGAAATCACGCTCCGAGGCAATGATCTCACCATCCGCCGAAACTTCACCGCAGATGAGGTTCACAAGATTATCCGCCTCTACGGCCCAGAAGTAGCCGACCAGAAGCTAGAAGAGGTCACCCGCGAGCTCATTGATCTTATTTCCACATCGGAGGAGAAAGCGAAAGCTGATTTCGTGGATGATTTGATGCAGCTTTCCTTTCCAGAATTCAACAAAGTGCAGAGCCTGCTCACCCAAATTGCAGGAATCCGTGGAGCCGACGGAAATTTTCTGACGGGGTCGAAAGACTCCTAACATCCCTAGAAGATCCTCAAGAACACGCCCGCTGCCTAGCGGGCTTTCAGCGTTTCTACGGCCTCAATTGGCGGCAGCAGCGCAAGGAAATCTTCTGGGTCGATCTTATGGTTCTGGTCCTCAAACTTGATGACTACGAGTGGGGATACACAGATGAAAACATCGCCTCCCTCATCGACCGCGAAGACTACTGGCTCAACGCCGAATACCAATCGTGGACAACAGACCCAGAAGACCCAGAAATCAAAAAAGCCCACGAACAACGAAAAAGATCAGGGGCCAAACCCCCACCCAAGCCAATCATCTACCCCATAGCCCAACGCCCACAGCACGCAGCAGCGCGCCGGGCGAAGGAGCTTTTAGCTCAGGTGGCTGAGGTAGAGAAAAAGCCGGCGAAAAAACGCATCAGTATTCGTCAGCTTCGGGAGGGCATGGGTAGATAGCTGAGAGGAGCACGCTATGGCTGGCGGCAAAATCGATATTCTGGTTGAACCAGATGTGAAGGGCTTTGGCCCAAAGATGGAGGCGGGGCTGCGCCCTGCGCTCGGTGTTGCCGGCAAACTTGGCGGTGCACTAGGACTTGCTTTTGCAGGTGCTGGTATTGCTGGGCTCGGTAAGGAGATCATCGACGTCGGTAATACCTATCGCACGGAGATGAACTCCCTGCAGGCGGTCACGCAGGCATCTGGTGCGGCAATGGAGGCTGCTGCTGCCAAGGCGCGTGCCCTCGGTAACGATATGGATTTGCCGGCTACATCTGCTGGTGATGCTGCTGCTGCGATGACGGAACTGGCTAAAGGTGGTTTCACCCTCCAGGAGTCGATGGAGGCTGCGAAGGGTACGCTTCAGTTGGCTGCAGCTGCTCAAATTGATGCGGCCTCCGCTGCGACTATCCAATCGCAGGCTCTTCAGGCATTCGGATTGACAGCAGACTATGCCTCAACAGCGGCAGATGTTCTATCAGGTGCCGCGAATGCATCTTCTGCTGAGATCACTGGAATTGCTCATGGTCTGCAGCAGGCAGGTACGGTGGCTCATCAATTCGGTGTTTCGATGGAAGACACCGCGACGACGTTGGCGGTCTTTGCGAATGCGGGCATTCAGGGAAGCGATGCCGGTACGCTGATGAAATCGGCGTTGCTGGCGTTGACTGATCAAGGCAAACCTGCGCAAGCGGCTATCGAAGAGCTGGGGTTGACGGTCTATGATGCTCACGGAAAATTCGTGGGAATGTCTGACCTTTTTGATCAGCTCAATCTCGCTGCGTCACGAATGACAGACGAGCAATACCAAGCGGCTACGGCAACCCTGTTTGGCTCCGATGCTATGCGTCTTGCAGGCATTGCAGCGCAGCAAGGCGCTGAGGGATTCAACAGGACTCGTTCAGCGGTGACTAGGGCAGGCCAAGCAGCAGAGCTAGCTGCCGCGCAAACCCAAGGTTTACCTGGTGCGATCGAAATGGTGGGTAATGCTTGGGAGGAAACCGCGCTTGGTATTTACACCTCGATTGAAGGACCTTTAGCTAGTGGTCTGAAAGGCCTAGCCGAAGGGATCACGGGTCTTGCCCCCACAATTGCTGATTTCTCAGCAGCGGCTGTCGGGACCTTCGCTGATCTTGCAGGATCCGCAGCAGCCCTAGGTAACACTTTTTCCCAGCTACCACCAGAGGTCCAGCATTTTGGATTCGCACTGGCTGGACTAGCCATCGCCAAGCACACCGGAGCCATTGGTGCATTCAGCTCAAAAGTTGAATCAGTCAAAAGCGGAATTGCTGGATTCCGAACTGACATAGCCTCAACACGAGGGGCATTTCAGGAACTCGGCGGTTCGATTTCAAAAACATCGGCAGCAATGCTTGTCCTTGGTGAGCGTATCCCTGCCATCGGCAAAATGGGGGATGCTTATCATGGGGCATCATCCAAGCTGAAAACCGTTGCAGCAGCACACCGAGAAGCCGCCACAGCAGCACGCGCTCAGTGGATCGCAGAAAAAGACCTCTTTACTGCCATCGACCACCTCGGAGCCTCCATCGGCCACGGAACCGCAGCAAAGGCAGCGTCTTTCGCAGGAACAATGAAGGGAAGCGTGGCCGCCGCAATTTCTGGGGTGAAGTCCGCCGCAGGTGGCCTCATCAGCATGCTTGGTGGCCCCTGGGGTGCGGCGTTTCTTGCGGCTGGCTGGGCAGTCGGCGAAGTATCTAGCGAGCTAGCAAAAGCCCGCAAACAGCAAGAACTCCTCAGAGAAGCAACACGTCGCACCGCCGAATCTCAACGAGAGATGGCAACAGCGATCGTCTCAGGGGACACCGCTGGTGCGATCAAATCCATGACAACCGCCCTCGATGAATACCTCGAAAGACAACAACAGCTCGCCGAAACGAAACCGGGCAAAATCGGCGGGGCTCTGAGGTTGACATGGGATTCAATCGCAAGCGGCGGCGACGTAATAGGCAGTGCTCGAAAAATAGCCGCTGACACGGTAATCGCAGAAAACGCCGAACGAGTATCCGAAGCATTTAAAAAAGTCGGCATTTCCTCTACCGAAATGTCAGCAGCCATCTCAGGCAGCGACGAAAAATTCGCAGCACTCATCAACCGCTTCGACCAAACCACCGAAGGCGGCCGCGCTGCAGTCGCACAACTCAAACACCAACGCACCGAATGGCAACGCATCAACGAGGAAGCAAAAAACCTCGCGCCGGGAGCGTTGGAGGTATCAGACGCATTCTCGAAGATTGCGGAATCGTCGACATCAGCTGCGGATAAAGTTAAAGCCCTTAACGCCGTGCTCGACCATATGTTTGGGCAAGAGCAGTCGAAAGATGATGCAGCCGCTGCTCTAGCGGATCACATCGATAAGGTCAGTGACGCTGCAGCTAACGCAGTGGATTCAGCTGACGGTTTTGGCGATGCATTACTTAAAGCCGATGGGAACCTTGACCTCACGCAGAAGAACGCGCGTGGCTTGCGGCAAGAACTTATTGGCTTCCGTGACGAGCTGGCGAATGTAGCTGCTACAGGCGGGGATATGACCGAGGCATGGTCCCAGACACAGGGTGCGCTGGATCAGCTCGCAGAAAAGTATGGGCTAACTTCTGAGCAGGTGCAGGATCTTGCTGCAGCGATGGGGCTTGTGCCGTCGGTTATTGAAACGGCGGTCAATATCGAAGCGGATCCGGCAAAGGCGGATCTGGCTACAGTATGGGCGCAAGCGGATCAACTGCGTGAAAAGCTGGGGCAGCCAGTAGAAATGCGTGTCGCCGATGTTGAGAAGGCGACTAATGATCTCTCTGCGCTGGGTCTGAAAGTTGATGTCATCAACGCACAGACCGGCCAGATTAAGGTGACTGCTGATACCGAGCAGGCGCTGCAAAATCTCGACATGGTGGTGACATCAACTGCCAGTGTTGATCAGCTTCAAGCTGGTGTGAAGATTGATATTGATGATCAGAAGTTCCGGCTTGGTGCAGCAGATGTAAAGACGCTTACCAACGAGCTTGACGGGCTAGAGGTATCAGCATCTGCTCAACTAAAGATTGATGAGCTGCTCGCCGGCAAGGAAACGTCGATTGAAGAGCTGCGCGCTCTATCTGCAGAAGTGGCTGACCCGAAAGCGAAGATGGTCATTGATCAGCTCATTGCCGATAAAACAGCAGCGTTGGGTCATCTCAATGAGGTGGCTCAGCAAAACCCGACTCCGAAAATCAGCGCTAATACAAGTGAACTGAAGTCAAAAGTCGGGGAAGCGATGAATCTCATCGATCGGATCCCACTTGTGAGAACGATAACGCTGACAGCAAGAAAAGTGGGCAGCTGGGTTACTGGGCATGCTGACGGCGGTGTTGCTGGGTTCGCCTCTGGTGGACGACTTCCGGTTTATGGTCCAGGTACTGATCGTGTCGATGGAATTCTTGGGGTCGGGTCTGATGGAATGCCGGTCGCTCGCGTTGATGCTGGCGAATGGGTGATCAACCGTAAGTCGTCAGAGAAATATCACGATGTTTTGGCTCAAATCAACGCTGGCACGTTTCCTGCTTTTGCCACTGGTGGTGTGATCAAATCAGCAGACGAAATCAAGGAAGAGATAGCATTTCTTGATGGCACGTCTTATGGTCTGGGTAAATTTGGGCCAGATGGGACTGACTGCTCTGGGGCAGTCTCAGCCACAGTAAATAGTGCACTCGGTGTCCCGCTATTTGCTGATCGTATGTCCACTCCGACAGAAGGGGCGTGGCTCGATGGGCGAGGCGCATTGCCTGGGCGTGGCGGAATTGGCGACATCGTCATTGGATGGTGGGATCAAGGCGGTGGAGCTTCCGGACATACTGCACTGCAGTTGCAGGATGGGACCTTCGTCGAATCAGGTGGTAACACCGGTGGTGGTTTTACCATCGGCAAGACTGCCGGGCCACTCGATGGGCGCGGTTTTACCGATTGGCGCCATTTCAAAGGCAATGGGGAAGTCAGTGAATCAGATCGAACAAGCACCATTGGATCAAACAGTCGCGGTGATGCTAACTGGGGATCTGCACATGAGCTGCATTCTCTGGCTGAACGGTATGTGGGTCTTTATGACCAAGGCGGCTACCTCCCGCATGGTGGACTGGCTCTAAATCTTTCAGGAAAGCCTGAGCCGGTTTTTACTGCTGGGCAGTGGTCAAAAATGGACCAGCTGCTCGCTCTGATGGGCAAGGTAGTGCAGCAAGGTAGCGGGGGGTTAGGTTTCCTTTCTCATTCTCAGCTTGTCATTGATGCGGAGAAAGGGCTTGCTGAAACTCGAAAGAGTATCGCAGAGGAAACGGTGGATCTTCGGAAGAAGGAAGAAGCCGTCGCCGACGCGAGAAAGGGGCTGACAAAGGCTGAGCGTGATGCTGCTGACAATATCGCTGATAAAGAGCAGGCTTTAGCGAAAGCTAGGGAGTCGGGCAAGGCTGACAAGATCGAAAAGGCCGAAAGGGATCTGGCGAAAGCGCGGGAAGACGCACCAGATAAAGCGAAGAAAGCGGCAGAAAAGATTGAGAAGGCCGAGAAGGATCTCAATGATTTGCGTGATAAATCGACGGATGCTGCAAAGCGCCTAGAGGCAGCTGAACGGACTGTGATCGCGGCACGATTTAAGGCCGCTGCGGACATGGTCACAGGTGTCAGTGAGGCGCTACAGGCTGGTATTGGTCACATCCAGAAGTACTTTTCTGTGATGGGAGACCTCGCGGAGATGGTCGAGAAGACCCGCCAGGAAGTCTCGAAGCTGCAGATGCAGCAGACAACAAACCGATTGCAGCTGATTAAGTCGGTACAAGATCTCCAAGTAAAAGAATGGGATCTGCAGCGAACCCGCGCTATGGGAGCAGTCTCTGTCGCGCAGGCTGAAGCGGAGCTGGAAAAGGCGCGTCGTCAACAGGCGAAGCTAGGCGCGACGTCGATTGAGGCGATGAGCGGTGCGATGGACAGATTCCGTCGCACGGGCATTTTTTCCATTGAGGAAGTCGCATCGTCTGTGGTTGAGAATTCCTCTGCTGTCAGGGCCGCGCAGTGGCAAGTCGAGGTGGCTAAAGCGCAGGCGGCGATTGATGAGCTGGAGGCTACACATGCACAAGCAGCCGCCCAGCTGCAGGTGGCTGAAGCGACATTGGCACAAAACGCTGCAGCGGAAATGCTCAGGCTTAATACTGCTGCTCTTACTGAGCAGGCACGCTCGCTTTATGGGCTGACGTCGAATCAGGCGCGAGGTGCTGCAGCCGGGTTTGGTGGTATTGGCCGCGTTGTCGGTGGTCTTGGAAAGATCATTGGTGGCATTCTCGGAGGTCTTGCCGGCTTCGCGGCTGGTGGGCCACTGGGTGCGGTCGCTGGTGCTGGCATGGCGCTTGGTGGCCTTGGTGAGGTTGTACGCGGCGGTTTTGATATCCACAACAACAAGCGTGAGATGGCGGAAGCATGGAAGGGCATGAGTCCTGGTGCAAAAGCTGGAGTCATGCTCGGAGCAGTAGGTGGCGCTGCACTGTCGATTGGTGGTGGTGCTTTAGCTGGTCGCCTAGGTCCTGATGCTGCAGTCGGAGGCGCGAAGCTGGCCGATCAATGGACAAATGCGACGATTGGTTCGATGGCCTATGGAGTGGAATCGAAGATCGCAGCGATGCAGCGTCGTCAAGCAGACAAGCAATCTGCTTTATCCACTGCGATTGAGGCGCAAAAGCTCCAGCTGGAGGCGAAAAAGCTCTCCATGCAAACGGAGCACGCCTCGAAGGCAGCCGCGCTGAAAGCACAGCTGGATTACGCGCAACTGCAGAAACAGCTCGCAGAGGCATCGACGAAACGGGAAGCGGAAGCTCTCGCTAAGGCTGCTGAAGTCGCAGCGCAGCGTCGCGAAGCAATGCTTGCCTTGGCGCAGCGTCAAACTGTGCAGCAAGACGAGACGAACAGGCAACTTGCGTTGCTTGTGGAGGCCCAGCGGGCAGCTGCGAAAAAAGCTGGGATTAATACCAGCCCAGTGGAATTCACGTTGCCGGAAGGTGATGCATTCACCCGAGGGCAGACAGAGGCGATGCTGCGTGAGGTCAGAGATGAATATGAGCGGCGCATTGCAGCGTTGACTCAGGTTGATGCGAATCGTTTTGTTGACTCCAAGATTGGATAGAAAGGGAAAAGTCTCCTATGAATGGGATTACCAGAATCTCGTATATGTCCCCTTGGGGAATTCAGTTCGATTTGTCGGAATCTGAGTGGACTGCCGGTCTTAGATATGCAGGCCTTTCAGGAATGAAATCTAAGGTCCAGGCAAAGACCTTGCAGGCAATCGGGCAGTCGGGGCAAATAACAGAATCGACGCAGATCCAGCCGATGGACGGCACAATAACGCTTGCACTAGCAGGTGAAAATGGTGAAACCGTTGATGGCGTTTATCGCAGGGTTTGCGCCGCCTTCTCACAAACCCTCGTCGGCACGCTGTCTGTGGAGACGAGTCTTCACGGCACGATCTACACCCAAGTAAAAGCGGCAGCCCCGATCCCTGCTCCTAAATCTGATCTGCTCGATGAAACCGTGGTCGATTCAGTGGAGATCAGTCTCATCTCAGATGAGGGGGTGTGGTGGACAGATTGGGTGCATGGAGAAGACACCGTGCTTGTCACCAATGATGGTGAAGTTTCGATCCCCATCCGGATCAGATGGAAGGGGAAAGGCGGGGCGGTCACCTTGCCATCGGGCGCGGTGTTTGATCTGCCACCGGTGTCTGACTGGAGAACACTCATCCTGGATTCTGAGGAATCCTGCGTCGTCATTAAAGACGATGGCCTCCCAGATTATGCGGTTTGGCCAGCAAAGATAGCAGTGACGCCAGAGCTAGTCCCGCCGAATCAGGCACGAACATTCATCCTCCCAGCAGGCGCATCCGCCATGTGGAGAATCGCACTGACAGACCCATGGAAGGTGATCTAATTGGAGCTCGACTGGGAAAACCACAAGAAGCACCGTGATCAGGTGATCGCAGATCAAGGCCAATGGCTGGGACTACTGGATGAAAACGCCACCCCAATGATGGATCTACCGCCCGTCATGGAAATGCGAATGCCGGAAGCAACCAACGAACCAGCTTCTGGCATGGTGAAATTGCGAGTCCAATCTGCAAGTGGGATCGTACACCCAGTCATTCATCAGCTCATTGCTGATGGCCTCGGGAAAACAGATGATGTGGGACGGCTTGTTCCATTGAGTGAGGCGACACGATTTATTGCGATCGAACGAGCGGGCTCTAGACGGGTCTTTCGTGTGGAGTTTGCTGTGGCTGAAGGCGGCGCGGGTGCGCCATCAGTACTGGCAGTTCATGGAACAGACATGCTAAAAACTCTGGCGCGCTTTCCTGCGATGTCAGGGCCGACGACATGGACAGGGAAATGGACAAAGTTCACGAGGGACTGGGCTGGTCCTGAAAATATCGGTGTCCAATTTGAGAAACCTCGGGATCTGCAAGACATCAAAATGGTCACAGTCGCAGATGGTGCAACGGAACAAGGAGCAGCAGAGCCACTAATCAGGAAGATCATTTCAGATTCATTAGCCGCTACGTGGCGTGCCATCGGCCAGAAAGAACTCATAGCGGATCCACCCGTGCAGGTAGATCCCAATCCAAGCGGGCGAAAATCAAAGAACATCCTGATACGCCCAACCGACCGATCGATTTGGGAGGAACTGGCACCACTGGCCGCTGCGGCAGGAGTCAGTATCTCCGCTGCAATGTGGTGGCCAACAGATGCTCCTATTAGCGGGCTAAACCTGAAAAGCCCCACGATTGTCATCAAGGTAGAACAACGTGAAAAGGCGGTGACTCATGGGTAAGCCTTTGCTCATAGCTGACGGTGGAACAATGACCGTCGGACGTCGACAAGCAACGTATGTTTACGGATCATTTGATGTACGCCTGCCAGAAGGCAGAGAACAAGCAGACGTCGAAAAGCGGCTACAAAACGGGTACATCTACCGCCCAGATAAGCCTGCAGCAGGGCGGTTCGACGTCTCATTCGTCAGAGCTGATGCCACGGTAGACCTGACTGCTCAAACCTCAGATCTGGAAACACAAATAGAAGCAGCACAACTCCGAACCGAAGGCGACATCTTCTTCGAACGAGACATCACAGACTCAGGAACCGGAAGATACAGACCAGGTATCGACATCAAGCGCGGAGACATCGTCGACGTGCTGATCTGGGGCCAGATCCTGCCACTGCCAATCACACGATGGGAAATGATCTCCGATGACACCACCTCAGTGGGATGGAGATGGCACGTAGGCGGCGCAATGATCGAAGACTCCGAAGCACTAAGAAGTCACAATGACCAGCTACTGCAGCAAATAGCACAGGAAAAACGCCAGATGGCTAAATCAATCGGCGCGGTATCTCAGCAGGCTGCGTCGGCTGGCACAGCTGCCGCTAAAGCAGACGGCAAAGCGGCGGCGGCGCAGGAAACTGCCGAGGACGCGCTGGAGAAGTGGCGGCAGCAAAAAGACCAGCTGGATAAAGTCCAGTCTGCACAGATCGAAGCGAACGCGAAAGCCAATGATGCCCAGCAACGCGCGATTGACCTCGGGTTTCTTTTCAATCACGGCGAGTGGATCATGTCGAAGGAATGGAAAGCGAACGCCGGAGAATCCAAAGTCATGGACTTTGACACCGAGCTTTCTACGCCTCGTGGATGTGAATCTACAGCTATCACCAGTAACGGCGAGACTGTAGGGCATGGGATTAGATTCTTATCCCCTGGGTTCTGGCGGCTGTATGCACGCGTATTGATCCCCTGGGTTGGTTTGATCCAAGCCTCAGCGGTACACGTGAGCATCGTCGTGATGGGGAAAACCGGAAAAAGTATCGCCAAGTCAAAATACGCCTTGGTGGTAGACACAGCGCCAAGCACGGCATCGTTCCCGATGACTGTGGAGATTCCAGAAGCGGGTTGTTACGCCTATGTCGAGGTTCACACTAGCAAAGCCTTGAATCAATCCATAGTCCCCGGAACATTTGTTAATCCTGAGAATAATGAATTTTCTGCGCAGCAGATTTCAAAAATCTTTTAATGAAAGGGGGCTGTAATGCCCAGAGTGAAAGGCAAACTTTCGACAATCACGGAGAGTCCGTCGTCGATTCGGGAGGTATGGATCAGGCCACCTTCTACCCGGCCGGGAGCTGAGGGGCTTATCGTAGATGAGCCGGTGCGCGTCATCGTCGATGAGTCAGGCGAATTCACGGCGAATATCGCGCCGGGGGCTGGTGTTCTGCTGCTGATTGGGCCTGCGGGTATGGCCCGTGAGTCAATTCCGCTGCTGGTTGCTGAGGGGATGACCACAATCGCGGAGGCGATGGAAGCAGCTAAAGATTTCACCCCTGATGTGCACGACCGCCTTGCTGAGCTAGCAGATGAGGTGGCGCGTGGTATAAAAGCCACGGGGGATAGTGCCTCAGCTGCGAGTACTGATCGAGGACGTGCGGAAACTGCTGCGCAAGCCGCAAAGGCTGCTCAGGTAGCTGCTGCCTTATCGGAGAAGCAATCATTATCAGCATGGGAGCAGCTGAAAGCCCGACTTCTGGAGTGGGAGTCTAGGTCACAGCAGCTGGATAAATGGCAGCCGCAGTATGAGTGGCTGAAAGAAAACGCGGAGAAGTCTTTCGCAGTGGTACAGGAGAAGATCACGCAGGCCACTGATGCGATCATTGCGCAGGTGCGTGGTGACGCGGAGTCTGCGAAGCGCGATGCGGCTACTGCTGGGCAGCACTCACTCAAGGCGCAGGCAGCGTCGAAAACCGCGGAGTCGGCGGCGCAGCGAATAGTAGATGAGGCGATTGCAAAGCTCAAAGGCAATGCTCCTGCCCTATTAGACACTCTCGAAGAGCTGGCAGAGCGCGTGAAATCAGGCGGATCGCTAGAAAATGAGATCATCCAGAAACTTTCGACGATGGCGGATTCGGATACCGTGAAGGAAGTAAAGTCAAGGCTTGATTCTCTCGATATTGCCTCTGTGAAGGGGTTGTCCGAGGCTTTGGCAGGTAAGGCAAGCTCCTCACACACCCACAAAATAGCGGATATAACTGCGCTTCAAAAAGTTCTCAGTAACCATACTGAGAGGATAAACGAATGTGGGGTTGAGATTGATAAAAAGGCCGACAAAAACGGGATCGCCGATATAATCACCGAGGTCATTGGGATTAATAAAATCGAGGTGGTAGACCGAAAGCCTTACCAACCACAGCAGGGAACCCTTTATCTCATCAGGGAGTAGCATGATCTATTTTGGCGCGGACATTAAAAGCCTATCTTTTAATGGTAGGAGTTTCGCAGAGGCGTATCTAGGGCCGGATCTTGTATGGAAAGCACACTACAATCCGGTTGCTCATAGATTTACTAAGGCTAATACCTATCATCTGACTGTCCCGCACTGGGCGAACACGATAGACTATGTTCTGATCGGTGGGGGCGGTGGTGGTATGGCTGGTAATGGCAGCTGGGGAGGTTCTGGGCAAGGCGGGTTTGCAGGGCGGATCAAGACCGGCACTGTGCGGGTGCCACAGGGGCGAATAACGATCACCGTTGGTGCGGGTGGTTTCGGCAGCACTCACACACTATACCCCGCTAGCAATGGAGGGGATACACGTATTTCTATAGGGTCTGTGAATTTTAGCGCGGATGGAGGTCGTGGAGGTTCCACAAACTCTAGCAGCAATCCTGAGGGGTCGGCGAGGAGCGAAGTCAATGTGCCAGGCTTCAGCCTACCTCAGGGCCATAATGCACCTCCCGACAGCCCCGGTGCTTATCCTGGTGATGGTGGTGGTGGAGGCACAGGAGGCTATTTTAACTCATATAGCCCTGGGCAGCGTGGCGCGGATGGCTTAGCGTGGATACGCTTCCGCAGAGATAGCTAAGGCAAAAGCACCCACATAGGGTGCATTTTTTATACCCTCACCAACCGAGGTGGGGGCTATGCATAGAAAGGAACGTCCCCGTGAAAAACTGGGAAACCCTAGAACCAGACAAATACAACCTCCTCACCAAAAACTTCAGCCCAGGCAGAGGCGGCGAATCAATCAAATTCATCACCCTCCACCACATGGCCATGGTAGGTGGTGTCGACGAATGCGTCCGAGTCTGGTCACAACGACCCGCATCCGCACACTACTGCATCGGCCCTACCGGTGAAATCGGCCAAGCAGTCAACGACTGGGACACCGCATGGGCAAACGCAAACCTATTGTCTAACCAACGCTCCATCGCAATTGAGCACTCCAACTCTGCCGGTGCATCACAAGACTGGCCAATAGGGGAGAAAACCCTCGAAGAAGGAGCGCACCTTGTAGCCGCACTGTGCCGCTACTACGGATTAGGACGACCAGAATCCGGAAAGAATATCCGATTCCACTGCACCGAATCCGGTGGCGCTACTTCCTGCCCGTACCACCTACGACCAGGACACAAGTACCACGATTCATATATGAGCCGAGCACAGTGGTGGTACGACAACCCCGCAGGTGGACCTACACAAAACACAATGGTTTCAAAGGAGAAGAAGAACATGAATGAGGCATACTCGCGTGACATCAAAGCACAGCTGACAGGAAGCGAAGACCTAGGACAGTACCCCGGCTGGGGTCAGCTGGGAGGTCGTACCATCGTTGATGCGTTGGGTGCGATTGGTGAAAAACTGGGAATGGATGGCTTTTACGATACAAAGGCAGGCAAATAATGACAGTTGAGTTTTGGAAAGATTTAGCTGAGCGTGCGATCAAGACATTTGCGCAGGCACTGCTTGCTGTGCTGGCTGTCGGGGTGCCGATATGGGAGCTGGACTGGTCAGGTGCTTTTGGCATTGCTGCTACGGCCACAGTGATTAGTGTTTTGACATCGATTGCCTCGATTAGTGTCGGTACTCAGGGGACTGCTAGTGCGGTGTCGTCTCCTGCAAGACACCGTAAGGAGTAGAACTGATGCCTATTGAGCATTTGCCTTCTCGTGTCCAGCCGACTGCCCGCCGTGTGCGGGCCTTTTTGATGACCGACTCCACCGCGCTACTGCTTCTCGCAGCTGTGCAAGTAGCAGTAGGCTTTTACTATTTGCCGGGCACTTTTGGTGCCCCTTTGCAGTGGCAGCGCCCCGCTGAGATGATCATGCCGATCACAGCGTGGGCATGGGTTCACATCGGAATCGGCGCACTATGCGGCGCTGCGGCGTTCACGGATCGGGGGCATATTGATGTTGTGGCGCTGGCTGCAGCAACAGGGCTTAATCTCTCCTGGACTTTTAGTCTTTTAGCGGCGGCAGTAGAGTATGATCAAGCAGTCTTGTGGTTGGTTGGTGTGCTTATTCTTGCCATGACGTTTTCGTTGATGTGGGCTGTGTGGCGTGGTAAGCGTGGGGATATTCCTTTTGCTAAGGAAGGGGGAGCTGCATGAGTGTTGTAGCTGCTTTTTTAAGTGGTGTGGGTGCGCTTGTCACGGCGTTAGGTGGTGTGTTGATCGGTGTGGTGAAAGCCAGGTCGGATACATATGCTGCGAAAGGTTCGCGCATGGACGTGCTGGAGGCACGCATTGACAAAATGCAGGCTGATTTAGATGATGAGCGTGCGCGTCGCCGTGGTGTGGAGGTAGATAATCACCGGCTGCGTATGGCATTGGTAACCGCGGTAAAGCATCTAGAGCAGCTCATACGCTGGGCTGACGGTGGTGCGAAGCCACCTAGGCCTGATGATATTGATCTAGATGAGATTAAAAGCCTGTTGAAGGCGTAA